CGATTTGGTTAGGGATTCTTGGCATAGTTTTGTATTTTATAGGTGCAAAACAGGGAAAGTGGTAATTGAAGAATATAAGAACAAATGGGTGGTTATAGACAAAAACAATAAAATAGTCATAATTACCTCAAACAAAAAGATTGCGGCGAAAGCTGCGCTGGGTTGGAGATTAAAAAATGACAGAGTTCGACAAGGCAGATCTAAACAATAACTCGACCATTGAGCGCACCGAATGGAACTTGCTTGCACTTGAAGATCGTAGGCTTGAGATACACGATCAAGATTTAAAGCGTAACGCAGAGCGTAGGTTTACCGGGTTTGCTTTAGCTGGCATGTTAATTTATCCATTTATTATATTGTTTGCTTCTGTTCTTGGCTTTGACAAAGCTGCAAGTTTAATCACAGACATAGCCTCTGTTTACGTTATCGCGGCATCTGGTGTTGTCGCTGCCTACATGGGCTTCAATGCTTATAGCGCAAAGGCTGATAAAAAGGCATCTATAGCGTATGAAAAAGAATAGGGAGAAAAAGAAATGAGTATAATCTCCAGTCTTATTGGTCCCGTTTCAGGTATCTTGGATAAGTTTGTTGAGGATAAGGACCAGAAAGCGGCCTTGGCTCATGAAATTGCTACCATGAGCGACAAATATGCCCAGCAAAGTCTGCTTGCTCAGTTAGAGATTAATAAAGCGGAAGCGGCTTCGGGCAGCTTGTTTAAGGGGGGATGGCGACCTGCTGTTGGTTGGGTGTGTGCTTTAGCGTTTGCATATCACTATCTGCTTCAACCCCTTTTGGTTTTTATTCTTACGGCTTCCGGCGTTGATTTACCTGAACTCCCTAGCTTCGATATGTCCACACTTCTTACGGTTTTGGGAGGATTATTAGGAATTGGTGGACTTCGTTCATATGAGAAAACAAAAGGATTAACAAAATGAAATGGTTTTCAAGATCGTACTGGTGGAATCTTTTGATGGGAGATTCTAAAGAAGAGGTTGCAGTTGTACCCTCTCCTGTAAAAAAGACACCAACCAAACGTGGCAGACCAAAAGGTTCTACGAACAAACCTAAGATCCGCAAGAAAAAAAAGTAAAGTCTTATGGAAAACGATATTATTATTGAACAGCAAGCGTCTACCATAGGAACTAAAACAATTAACATTGGCACAGGCGGTGGTAGTGATGTTGAAGCAGGTATAGAGTTTATCTACCACATGCGTGAGCATTTAGTCGATGTAACCGTAGCTACAGTTTACGGACTTGTGGTGTTTGCTATTGTTCTGTGGCTGAAAAAGAAGTTCTCCAGTTGATGTGGGTATTGGTTTGGATGCAGCTAATATCGGGCCAGCCTGTGGATTATTTTCAGTTGGCTGTTTACGAAAGCAGTTCTGAGTGTGAAACAAATAGAAAACGTGCGGAAGTTATGGTAACGCATAATGGGATTGCTGTAGCTTGCTTGGAGGTAAAGATATGACCGTAATAATAAACTTATACTACAGAATTAAGTACAAGCTGTTCGGAGTTTTGTATTACAAAGGAAAAACAAAATGACATTTAAACTATCTAAACGAAGTCAGGACAGGCTTCTCGGCGTAGACGAACGGCTGGTTTCCGTAGTCAAAGCTGCAATTCATACTTCTAAGATTGACTTTGGCGTCATCTGCGGAATGAGAACTTCCAAAGAACAAGAGGAATTAGTTGCAAAGGGCGCATCTAAAACTATGAAGTCAAAACACCTTCTGGGCCACGCTGTGGACCTTATGGCTTATATAGGTTCAAGAGCATCTTGGGAGTTAAATTTGTATGATGATATAGCTGACGCGATGGCCGAAGCGGCTCGTGAGGTAGATGTTCCTATTCGCTGGGGTGCAGCATGGACAGTGCCAAACATTGCTTACTTTAATGGAACTATGGAAGATGCAATGAACAGCTATATTGATACACGGAGGACACAAAGCAGGCGTCCGTTCATTGACGGGCCACATTTTGAACTAATGGTTTAAATCTCTATTGCCTTTTTAAAAAATACAGGTAGTTTGCGTATCAGACAAACTGGGATTTTATAAGAATGGATGAGATATTTATTGCGGAAGCTGTGTTTCGCACTATAAGGGACAGAAGACAGGGCGTTGTTGATTTAATGCAGTATGGCAACGTCAAATCAATAGAGCAATATCGTGAGCTTATGGGTAACTTAGAAGCCCTGAATCACGTGGAACAGGAACTCAAGGGCCTGCTAGATAAACAGGAGCGTAGCATTGACTGAAGCGCAAAAAATTGACTTGAAAACAGCACAAGAGGCCGTCGCAGGTCTCAAAGAAGAAAAAGTGCTAGATCCCGAAAAGATCGGGGAAACCCTCTTAGAAAGAATGCCCGACCCAACTGGTTGGCGACTGTTGATCCTTCCGTACCGCGGTAAAGGTAAGACAGAAGGCGGTATCTATCTTCCAAATACTGTGGTTGAAGAGAACGCCGTCTCCACTCAGGTAGGATATGTCCTAAAGGTTGGTGAATTAGCGTATCAAGACTCGGAAAAGTTTCCAGAGGGCCCTTGGTGCGCGAAAGGTGATTGGGTGATGTTCGCCCGTTACGCAGGTTCTCGCTTCAGAATTGATGGCGGCGAGGTCCGAATTTTAAACGATGACGAGATTTTGGCAACGATCCAAAGTCCCGAAGATGTTTTACATTTCTAGGAGCAGAAGATGGCAGAAGTAAACCAAATTGAACTTGATTTAGATACAGAAGAAGCTGAAACTGAAGTAGTTGACGTTGAAGTTACCGAAGAAGCCCCTGAAAAGGAGTCGGATTCGTTTGACCGTGCTGAAAATGCAACACAAAAGCGCATTGACCGCCTTACTAAGAAGATGCGCGAAGCGGAACGTCGTGAAGCCGAGGCTTTAAACTACGCAAAGCAGGTTCAGGGAGAATCCCAGCAGCTTAAAAGCCGCATGGCTAACTTGGACACGAGCTATGTTCAGGAGTATACCAACCGCGTTACTACCCAGATGGGTCAGGCGGAACAAGAGTACGCTCGTGCAATGGAAATGGGCGATAGTCAGGCAGCGGTTGAGGCAAATCGCAAGTTGACCGCACTTTCTATTGAGAATGACCGCGCCTCTCAGGCAAAGGCTCAACAGGAACGTGCGAACGCTCAACGTGAGCAGCAAGTTGTTCCTCAACAGCAGCAACAGCAGCAAGAAATACGTCGTCCAGACCGAAAAGCAGAGGCTTGGGCGGAACAAAACGAGTGGTTTGGTCAAGATGACGCCATGACTTATGCAGCTTTTGGTATACATAAAACGCTTGTTGAAGAAGAAGGGTTTGACCCGAAGAGCGATGAATACTATACTGAACTTGATAATCGTATAAACAGCAAGTTTAATACGACTACGAACAGCACTAGCAAGCGGCCCGTTCAGACGGTTGCTGGGGTTTCAAGACAGACTTCTGGGCGCAGTAGTGGGAAAAAGGTTAGACTCACCCCTAGCCAAGTCGCAATAGCGAAAAAACTGGGTGTGCCGCTAAGTGAATACGCAAAATACGTTAAGGATTAGAACTATGACAAAAACAACAATTGATCGAACTCCTCACGCAAACCAAACTAGGGAGAAGACGGCTGCGCGTAAGCCGTGGGCTCCACCGTCTATGTTAGATGCACCACCTGCACCGGATGGTTTTAAGCATCGTTGGATCCGCGCCGAAACGCGTGGTTTTGATGACCGCAAAAACATCAGCGCAAAAATGCGCGAAGGTTGGGAATTAGTCCGTCAGGATGAGTACCCAGACTTTGAGTCCCCGGTAGTTGAATCAGGTAAGTATGAAGGTGTATTCGGTGTTGGCGGTTTGATGTTAGCTCGTATACCTGACGAGACCATTGCAGAACGGACGGCTTATTTCGCTAGTCGAAATAAGGACCAGATGGAAGCGGTGGATTCTGATATGATGCGGGAGAACGCACACTCAACCATGACGATTAGTAATCCTGATCGTCAATCTCGCGTAACCTTTGGCGGCAATTCAAAATAAGCCGTCTTTTTTAAATGGAGCTAAGATATGGCTAATACACTAACAGGTGGCTATGGTCTTCGTCCTATTGGTAAAGTTGGTGGAAACGTTAACTCAACTGCTGTTACTCAGTATGAGATTAAAAGTGACTACTCAACTGCTATTTACAACGGCGGTATTGTTATTCCGGTCAGCACTGGAACTATTAATATCACTGATCAAGCGGTTGCTCCGCTTGGCGTATTAGGCGGAGTCGAATATGTAGACTCTACTACCAAGAAGCGAACCTTCCTAAACTACTGGCCCGGTTCGGGCAACGTAAGCGTTGACACAAATTTCCCGATTCTGGCGTCTGTATATGACGACCCGTTTCAGTTATTTGTAGTTGCAGCAGACGGAACAAACACAAGCAAAGCAACAGCCCAGCTTGATGTTTTCCTAAACTGCGACATGGCAGCAGTAAACGGTGGAAGCACTGATACCGGAATGTCTTCTGACATGCTGGACATCAGTTCAGCGGCAACAACGAATACGTTGGATGTTCGGATTGTAGGTCTTTATAATGACCCTGCAAACGAAGATTATGCTGCGCTTGGGCATCAATACATTGTTCGCCTAAACGGTCACTTCAACAACGGTAATACTATCGCTGTTGGAACTTACGCAACAACTGGCATATAAGGGGGTTATAGAATATGGCTATTTCTCGCGCACAACTAGCGGCAGAGCTAGAACCCGGCCTAAATGCTTTGTTTGGGCTTGAGTATGATCGTTACGAAAACGAGCATGGCGAAATTTTTGACGAAGAAAGCTCAGACCGAGCTTTTGAGGAAGAAGTTATGCTCGGTGGTTTCGCAGCAGCACCACTTAAAGGAGAGGGCACTGCCATCTCGTTTGATGATGCTCGTGAAACATACACTGCTCGTTACACTCATGAAACTATCGCACTTGCGTTTTCAATTACTGAAGAAGCTATTGAGGACAATCTTTATGATCGTCTTGCTTCTCGGTATACGAAAGCACTTGCTCGTTCGATGGCACAAACTAAGCAGATCAAAGCGGCTGCAATTCTGAACAATGCGTTCTCTGCTACGGGCGGTAACGCTCTTGGCGATGGCGCAGCACTTTGTTCAGCGGCACACCCGTCTTTGTCCGGCAACCAGACCAATCTTTTGGCGACTGCGGCAGATCTCAACGAAACCTCGTTAGAGCAGATGATGATCGACGTTGCAGGATTCACCGATGAGCGTGGTCTTAAAATTGCGGTTCGTGGAATGAAACTAATTATTCCAAAAGAACTTCAGTTTATTGCAGAGCGAGTTCTTAACTCAAATCTGCGTAGCGGAACTGCTGATAACGACAACAACGCAATGAAGAACATGGGCATGTTGCCAGACGGGGCAGTGGTAAACCACTTCTTGACTGACACAGACGCGTTCTTTGTTAAGACTGACGCCCCTAACGGCTTCAAGTTCTTTAACCGTTCACCAATCAAAACAGCTATGGAAGGCGATTTTGATACAGGTAACATGCGGTTTAAGGCTCGTGAGCGTTATTCCTTTGGCGTAAGCGATTGGCGTTCTGTATTTGGAACTCCCGGCGCAGCGTAAGCTTTGTCGAAATAACAAATTAAGGGGCAGCTTCGGTTGCCCCTTTCTTTTTAATTACTCCTGTTGTATTGTTATCTTATCCCTGACAGTCGCATTGGGCGGCTGACTTAACCCCGACAGGAGATCCTCATGGGTAATTCTACATTTAGCGGACCAGTACGTTCCGAAGGCGGCTTCCAAGTTGTTTCTAAAAATGCAACAACTGGTGCTTTTACGACTGTAGCAAATACAGCTTCAACAGGCATTGTAACAAACAAGTATGTAAAGCATGTTGGCTTTGCTTCTGGAGTTACAGTAAACACAACCGCAGGTGACAGCCCCGCGATTGGTGAGTTCACACAACCAGCAAACACAATTATTACGGACATTAAGATATTTTGTGATGTTTCTCCCGTTATTGGGACAGGTGATATTGGTTATGAAGTTGGTACGTCTTCTTCTGGCGCACAAATTGTTGCGGCTCAGACTGACGAAATCCTTGATGGTGGCACAACTGTTGTTGCACACAACGTTACTGTGACCAGTTTGGTTCTTCAAACACAGGACGGCACAACGGCTCCCGCTTCTGTTCAGTATACAGACACCGAAAGAACTATTTACTGCAACATCACTAACACAGTTGATGCGACAACAGCAGGATCGTTCACATTCATCATTGAGTACGTTCAAATTGCGTAATTAATCTGGTGGGGTTAACGCCCCACCCATAATTTATAGGAGATTAATATGGCGGATGCTGTAACCTCACAAACGCTGATCGACGGCGGTAAACAGGTCGTTATGAAGTTCACTAACGTTTCCGACGGGACCGGAGAGTCCGCCGTTAAAAAGGTAAATGTTTCTGCCTTGGAATCTAGCGTGGATGGTGATGCTTGTACTGGTGTTGTGATTGAGCGTATCTGGTGGCAATGTATTGGCATGAAGGTTCAAATTTTGTGGGATGCAACTACAGACGCATTTTGCATTGAGCTTGGTGAAAATCAAAGCGGCTCTCATGATTATACCGTGTTTGGTGGCTTAACTAACAACGCGGGAAGTGGCAAAACCGGAGATATTCAATTTACAACCATAGGTCATACGAGCGCAGACACATATACCATCATTTTGTATATGCGTAAAAAGTATGGCTAGGCCTAGTAAAAAAACCAGCAAGGGTAAAATGCCTGCGCGAAATAAAAAGAATTTTCGGCCCACTGAAAAAGGGGCGGGAATGACCGCAGAGGGCGTTAAAGCTTACCGGAGAAAAAACCCCGGATCTAAATTAAAAACGGCTGTTACAGGTAAGGTTAAAAAAGGTAGCGCAGCAGCAAAGCGGCGTAAGTCTTATTGCGCTCGTTCTCTGGGTCAGATGAAAAAGTTTCCAAAGGCTGCAAAAGATCCAAACAGTCGTTTGCGCCAAGCTCGTAAAAGATGGAAGTGTTAAAATGGCAATGAGTCGTAGTCAAATGAACAAACAAACTACTACTTCACCTCGCAAAAAAGTCGCTATGCCTAGAGGTTTAAGCTACTTTAAAAATGGTGGATCCGCTTCAAAGAAGTCTAAGGGCAGTAAGATATGTCCTTCTGGAAAAGCATGGGCCAAAAGAACTTTTGATACATATCCCAGTGCTTATGCAAACATGGCGGCATCTAAATACTGCAAAGACCCTAACTATGCTAAGAAAAGCAAGGGAAAGAAGTAAATGGGCGAGCTAAAGAAGTGGCGCGACCAGAATTGGGTTAGAATAGGCTCTGACGGTTCTATAAAAGGCCCTTGCGGTACGTCGAAAGACAAGAAAAATCCGGATAGATGCCTTCCTGCAAGTAAAGCTCGGTCTCTTACTAAAGCCCAGCGCAAAGCTACGGCTGCAAAAAAGAAAAGAGCAGGCTCTAAGGGTCAACAAGTTGTAAAAAATACAAAAGCTGCTACCGTTAAAAACATGTCCAGAGGTGGAGATCCTTCTGTGACAAAAGCGAAGAGACCTTTTCGGGGTAACACTCCCCCCGGAAGCGTAGTGGCCAGAGGTTGTGGAATAGTTTTAGGCCGTAAACGTAAAAAAACAAAAGGATCAGTATCATGAAGAAAATGAAGAAAAAAGGTTACGCTAAAGGTGGCGTTGCTAAAAAGAAAATGGGCGGCGCAATGAAGAAAAAAGGCTACGCCAAGGGCGGCGTTGCTAAAAAGAAAATGGGCGGCGCAATGATGAAGAAAAAAGGTTACGCCAAGGGCGGCGTTGCTAAAATGAAACGCGGTGGCGCGGCTAAGAAAAAGTAAATGCCTTTTCTGCAAAGTAACATACCGCATTTTAAATGCTGGGTTCGTCGTGAGTATACGGTCAATCATGAGCGTTACCACGGCGAGTTCTTGCATGCTATGGCTATTGCCGTAACTACAATGCCTAATCGTTGTTTGAGTTTTCAGTTAATTTTTACTGGTTGCGAGGCAGATGATGACGATGATCCAAATGTTCATGGCGGCGCGATGTGGGCTCGTATGCCCATAACTGCCTTGGTTGCAGATGAGCCGTTAGAAGCTTGGCCTAAACTAATGGCTGTTCATGAGGCTCAACCGTGGGATTGTCCCTCGCATACTCACGCTGTGTATATTTTAGATCGTGCTACTCCATGCCCTTGGATGGCTAAAATAGATGGTAAATTTTTTCCGGCTAAATACATGTTTACAGTTGATTACACAGATACTGACGTTGCAGATGATCCGGCTCAACATAAGCAGGCACATGTTATGCAGTTGTTAGATGCAGGTGAATGGACAGGCAATATTGTGGCGTTGCCTAACAATCGTGTGCGTGTAACGCACCCTGCGTGGTTTGAGACAGGAGAGGGCGCTCCAGATTTCAAACCATCTCAGCATGTACATTATTCTAAATCTGATCTAGACTATACATTAGATGTAACTAAAATATTTGATAATCTTTACAGCGAGGAATGAGATGGCTGTTTCTAATAGCGTAGATTTTGAACTTGATGTAGCAGAATATATTGAAGAAGCTTTTGAGCGTTGTGGCTTAGATGTAAGAACAGGCTATGACTTAAAGTCGGCTAAACGTTCTTTAAACCTTATGCTTGCTGAGTGGGCCAACCGAGGTTTAAATCAATGGACGATCACTCAACGCACACAAGCTTTGGTTACTGGAACTGGTGCGTATGCGTTAGGTGCAGATGTAATTGATATATTGTCTTTAGTGGTTCAAAGGGACGGAACAGATTATTCTTTGTCTCGGTTGAGTAGGGATGACTATCTTAATATTCCCAACAAAACCACTCAATCTCGACCCAACCAGTTCTTTTTAGATCGCCAAGTTACACCCAGTTTAAAAATATGGCCTGTCCCTGAAAACAGTACAGATGTTATTTACTATAATGCTCTTACGCGTATGGACGATGCAGATACCTTTATAAATACTATGGATATGCCGTTTCGGTTTTATCCTTGTTTGGCTGCGGGTCTTGCTTACTACATTGCGGTAAAACGAGCCCCTAATCGTGTTCAAATGTTAAAAGCTATGTATGAAGAAGAGTTTGAACGTGCTATGACAGAAGATCGTGACCGGGCTTCGTTTAACGTTGTTCCAAAATATGACTATTATAGGGTAGGCTGATGGGTAAATTTGCAACAGGCAGAAACGCTTACGCAATCTCTGACCGATCTGGCTTTCGGTATCGGTATAAAGATATGCGGGAGGAGTGGAATGGTTTGCTTGTTGGACGAGACGAGTTTGAACCCAAGCAGCCTCAATTAGGTCCTTTTCGTAAGGTAACTGATCCAGAGGCCCTTAAAGATGCGCGGCCTGATATAAAAGAAAATTTAGATGTTTATGTTGGGATTCCTTTGGTAGAAGAACCGCAGCCTAAACCAACACGGGCTTTTGGTTTTGCAGGAGTTGTTACGGTGGTTATATCATGAGCTATACTTACACTACATTGAAACAGGCTATAGTCGATTACACTGAAAACGATGAGACAACGTTTATCAGCAATCTCCCTGTTTTTATTAAAAACACAGAAGAACGCATTTTAAAGAACGTTCAGTTAAGTTTGTTTCAAAAGAACGACTCTGGTTCCATGTCTGCTTCTAACAAGTTTTTAAGAGTTCCAAGCGATTTTCTAGCTCCGTTTGCTTTGTCTTTTACCAACAGTTCTAGCGAGGTAGTTTTTTTAGATTTCAAAGATTCAAACTTTATTCAATCTTTTAACCCTAATCCGGCAGTAACTGGACCTCCTCGTTATTACGCTCAGTATGATCTTAACAATTTAATTTTAAGTCCTACTCCGGATAGCTCTTATGCGGCTGAAATTCATTATTTTTATCGTCCAACAAGTTTAACAAAAAGTGAAACTTCGTTTGTAGTAGCTTATACAGGTGCAACTGTTTTTTCTGCCGGAGAAACAGTTATCGCAACTCCAGCCGGAGAAACCACTTCCGTTGAAAACTCTTCTTTTATTGTTACAGGAACATCTGGAACTGACAACACGACAATAACCGCTAATTTTCCTGCGGGTTTGACAAATGCTTATCCTAGAGGAACCGCATCTTCTGGCACAGCGTTGGTGGGAGATACCAGCGGGGCTGTTGCAGTAATTAACAGCGTTCCAAGCGGAACATCTTCTGAAGAGATAGTTCCGGATAATACTGAAACTTGGATTAGTGAAAATGCTGATTTAGCTCTTTTGTACGGAAGTTTAATGGAAGCTTATATCTTTATGAAGGGCGAACAGGACATGCAGGTCTTGTATGAAAAGCGTTTTGTTGAGGCTATTATGGGACTCAAACTTCTTGGCGAGAGCAAAGAAGTTACAGATGAGTACAGAACAGGACCCGTTGTGAGGCAGAAACAATGAACAATATGTCTTTTGGCGTATCTATGTCTAATGATTTTAAGGTGGGAGTAGAAACTACAGACAATCGTGGTTTTACTCCTGAAGAAACTGCGAAGCGTTGCGTAAATAAACTTATAGGTATTTCCGACAATGCTCCTCCTGCAATAAGGGATCAGGCCCACGCGTACCGTAATGAGATGGAAAAGATCATTGCGGTATATATGATGCAGGCTATCCAAAGTGATAGAACTACGGTATATAATGCAATTAAAGATGCTGGTCAGTTAAAACTGGCCGAATATATAAGGAACATGTAATGGCTTTTAGTGGCAACTTTCTATGCACCTCGTTCAAAGTAGAACTAATGAAGGGGGTTCACAATTTTACGGCAGCAAGTGACCAGTTTAAAATTGCTCTGTATGACAACAGTGCTAGTTTTACAGCGGCAACTACTGCTTATACTTCTAGCAACGAAATTAGTGGTACAAATTACACTGCTAAAGGTAACTTTTTAACAAGTGTTACTCCAACAAGCAGTAGTACAACCGCCTTTACTGATTTTGCAGATGAGGTCTTTTCTACGGTTACAATATCGGCAGTCAGGGGTGCTTTGGTTTATAACGAAGCAGCTTCTGGAGACCCCAGTGTTTGTGTTTTAGACTTTGGCGC